TAGAAACTTTGTATCTAGTGGAGGTTATTTTTCAACGTTCTACTCAAATGGTTCGGAGCGTATGCGTATACCTACATCAGGCAACCTCCTCATCAACACCACCACAGACGCAGGCTTTAAACTTGACGTTAACGGGACTGCGAGGGTGCAGGGTACGGGGACAACATCGGCAACAACTGCTTTAAGAATTCAAAACAGTGCCGCAACAAATAGATTGTTGGTAAGGGATGACGGTTCGGTCTTTATTGGAAATGAAATAACGGGAACTGGAACTGATGTACTTAATCAACAACCACAAAGATTTTACACATTAGGAGGCAGTCAATTTGCAAGTTATATAGGCGCAACATTTAACGGAGGCACGGGAGATACTTCTTTAGCGTTATTTGGAGTTGGAACGAGCGGTGGTTATTCTGGAAGCGTTCGTTTTTTCACATCTAACAATTCAGCTACTCCATTGCTTGCAATGATAGTTGATAGAAACCAAAGCGTTGCAATTGGTTTAACAAATTCAACTAACTTAACTGCGGATGCTTCAGCAAGGTTGCAAGTAGATTCTACAACCAAAGGCTTCCTCCCCCCACGAATGACAACAACACAAAAGAACGCAATTGTTTCGCCCGTTGCAGGACTGCAAGTATTTGACACTACGCTAAATCAAATCAGTTATTACAATGGAACAACTTGGACAAATATCTAATAAATAAAAATATGACAACACAACCAACACAAGGAGTAGCAATTGAACCAATTGTATACCCACTTAACGCAGGAACGGCTACGCAAATGTCCGTTTTAGTTCTTAACTTTACTACTGAGGCAACGACTTGCACAACGTACTGGCAGTTACTAACTGAAGACGGAAAAGTAGTAGCAGATGACAACTACAATTTGACTGAGGAAGAGTTCGCAGCTTGGGGTACTGACAACAACGTAGTTAACGAGTATGTTGCTGCCGCTATTGGGGTAACAATTATTAATCAAGTAGTTGCTGAATAAAATAATTAATCTATATTTGTAAAGAGAATTAATAATTATTAAAAATAAGGGTTATGAGAATTATTTTAGAAGAACAGCACGTAAAGGAATTAGAGAACTTTGCTAATGAATTACCAACAAAGTTTGGCGCTCCTTTACTAAATTTTTTAAACAAGTTAGCAAATGAGCAAGGCCAAATACCTACTAATTCTGATAGTGTCTCTACTGATGGCATGCAGTCCACAGAAGAGATTCAGTCGATTAGTAACTAAGCATCCAGAATTATTAACAACTGATACTTTAATTATTAAGGATACAATTAGAGTAATTGTACCTGAAGTTAAAGTTGATACAGTTGTTAAAGTAAACGACTTACTTGATACTATCTTTATAGAAAAAGAGCAGTTAAAAGTAAAAGTATGGATGAAAGGCGACGATGTATTTATCGAAGGCAAATGCGATACTGTTTACGTAGATAAAATTATTGAGAGAAAAATCCCAGTAAAATACTACGAAAAAACACAAACTTTTTCTCAAAAAATTAAGGAAACGGTAATAGGCGTATCTATTACCGTTTTTCTATTGTTATTAATTTATGCCTTTTATAAGTTCTTAAATCGAAGATAATGCAAGAAGTCTTACAATACGGATTACTAGCTGCTACTACTATTATTGGATACTTTCTAAAGATCATCCATAATGACGTTAGAAAAAACACTGAAGAGCTTGGAAAGCTTAAAGGTAAAATAGAATTAGTAGAGCAAGAAAGTAGATTAAAATTTGAGACAATTCAAATGCAAACGCAACTTGAAATTAAAAATCTTGCAAAAAATGTCAGTGAATTATCTGATGCCGTTAAACAATTAATTCTTAAATAATGGACACAACAGCAGTAGAAACAACGGCACCAGACTTTGGTGTATTTGCACAATTAGCAGACTACGGTCCGCTTGGTTTAGCAGTTCTTGCTCTTGGTTACGTAGCTTGGTTATTTATCAAAAGATATCTTGATGAAAACAAGAAAATGAAAGAAGAGCTTACAGAAAAAAAAGTAGTAAAAAGAAAAACTAAGAAGTAATGTCTTTTGGTCCTTTTGAAGTATTAACTCAATACGGCGTATTAGGTTTTGCAGTTTTAGGTTTAGGGTATCTTTGTTGGATGTTTCTAAATCGTCTAATGAAAAGCGAAGACGAGTTAAAAGCAAAAGTAGAAGAATTAGAAGGCGAGTACAGAGAAAATTTAGAAGACAAGCTTACTGAAAGTACAGAAAGCTCAAAAAGCCTTAAAGAAATAGTTCTTATGTTTTTAAGTAAAAAATGAAAAAGAAGCTGTTAGTAGTAGGTGCGCTATTTATTACTCTTGTTTGTTTTCAAGTGTTTTCAAGTGGTCACGGTCATGTTGTTGTTGTAGAAGATAATGTACAACTTACAGGTAAAAATAAACAACTTACTACAGCTAATAAAAAATTAACAACAAGTGTTAGTAAGTTAAAAGCTGAAAATGCAGAATTGACAGAAGATAAAGCAAACCTAGAACAGATGGTGTCTGAAGTAATAGGAGATTTAGACAGTACAAAATCTGTCGTTAAAGACATTAAAAAAGAACTAGCAAATGAAAAGGATATTGTTCGCAAGCAGTCTAGTGGTAAGCAGTTTGAGTTTCAGCCAATCACGTTACCCACTTCAGACAGTAATTGACGGAGACTCTGTTGTCATTCTTACTAAAGCACAAGCTGATACTATTAATGCAATTTTTGATAATCAAAAAGCTAAAATTGCAAAGTTTAAACAAGAAATTAAAATAAAAGACTCTATTATAACTTTACGAGATACTCTCTTAATTTTTTACAATTCTCGGTATACTGAATACAAAACAATTATAGAGACTCAAATCATTAGAGAAGATAAACTAGATACTATTAGAGAATGGCTTGCAGATCGAGCTAAAGAAGGAGCGTGGATTTATTACTCTTACGAAAATAATGAAATAGTAGCAGTTAATCTTTCTGATTATGTTGTACGTAAAGATGATTATACAGGCGATATTATGTTTTTTAAACGAACAGAAGATTGTCCAGATGACGATAAACAAAAAGAACCGCCTGTTGGTTGGCACACTGATATTGTAAAACCAAGAAGACCTAAACTAAATATTTTTAAATTATGAAAAAGTTTTTTAGAGAATTAATCTCAGATGACAATCAAATTAACGAACAAGCTTTTGTAGGCGTTATTTCGTTTTTTGCAATGGTGTTTGTATTATTAACAGATGTCATCACAGGAATTATTGGTAACGAATTAATTATCAAAGAATTTATTTTTGATGGATTTATGTTATTAACTTTAGGAGCCTTTGGTATTACTACTGCAGGACGTATTATGAAACTCAAAAACAAAGATAAAGATGCAACTAAGTAAAAATCTAGCATTGTCAGAAGTAACTAGAAGTGAAACTGCAAAACGTAGAGGTATTTCTAACATGCCTACACCTGAACACATTGAAAACTTTAAAAAGTTAGCTGAGAATGTGTTTCAACCTATCCGTGATCACTTTGGTGTTCCTATTCGTATCTCATCAGGCTACCGCTCTGCAGCTTTGAATAAGGCTATTGGGGGCGCATCTTCCAGTCAACATTGTCAAGGTGAAGCTATTGATATTGATATGGACGGTACAACAGTAACTAACGCTCAAATTTTTAATTACATCAAAGACAATTTAAACTTTGATCAATTAATTTGGGAGTTTGGTACAGATACTAATCCTGATTGGGTACATGTTAGTTATGACTCTGCAGGTAAACAACGCAAGCAAATTCTTAAAGCTATTAAGAAAGGCGAAGCAACATCTTATTTGCCATATAAATAGCAAATGACTACTATTTGCCACAGCAAAAATGTCCATGAAGTTATACTACCACTAGGTAGTAAAAAACTTGGTATATTTTCAGATATTCATTGGGATAATCCTAAATGTGACTGGGATATTTTAAAAAAAGATCTTGACTACTGCAAAGAAAATACAATCCCCGTTATGTTTAACGGGGATACTTTTTGTTTAATGCAGGGTAAATGGGACCCAAGAGGTACCAAGTCTGACATTCGTCCTGAGCATAATAATATTAGATATTTAGATTCTATTATTGAAACGGCTGTAGATTTCTTCACGCCTTACGCGCACTTAATCACTGTTATCGGATACGGCAACCACGAAACTGCAATACTTAAACGTCATGAAACAGATGTACTTCAGCGCTTTGTTGACTTGCTTAATTATAAGAACCATACTAACGTTCAAACAGGAGGTTATAGTGGTTGGTTAATTATTAAGCAAGAATATAGAAAAGGAGTATTTTCTACTTTTAAAGGTAAGTATTTTCACGGTTCAGGTGGTGGAGGTATTGTTACACGTGGAGAGATTAATCTTACTCGTGCTTTAGAAACATATGAAGATTTTGAATTCTTTATTATGGGACATATTCACGAAAATAAATGTACTAATGTAGTACGTGATAGTTTGATAAGTCATTCTACAGGCTATAAGATGGTTCATAAAAATATTCACTTAGCAATAACTGGTACTTATAAAGAAGAATTTGGTGATGGCTCAAAAGGATGGCACGTTGAGCGTGGCGCACCTCCTAAACCTGTAGGAGGCAGAATTTTAGAATTTTTTACAAGAAGAGAATTAACTGGTAAATCAGAGAAGATATTAAAAAGCATCGATAGTTACAAATTCCCGTTATAATATTTAACTTTGTTAAAGTAATTAATTATTAGGGGAGAGACGTGGTTTAGCTCTCCCCTTTTTAAAATTTAAAAACTAACTATTTTATTAGTTATATTTGTTTAAAATAAAGAATATGATAATTAGAAATAATTGGAGACATCCAAAAAGACAATGGGACAAATTAGCCATTAAGTTTAGAGTGTCTTCTTTAGATATTTTTACAGTAGAATTTGATATTTCTAGAAACTTTTACTGTTTAACAATATTAAATGTTAGCTTAAAAAATAGATAATGGCGAAGATTAAAGATATGACAGGTGGAGCGAAAGCTAAAGTAAAAGTGTCTCGTCCTGGTGTTCATGCTAAAACAAAAGTTTCTAAACTCAAGTCATCTAAAAAGTATAAAAAACTTTATAGAGGGCAAGGTAAATAAATAAGTTATGTTAACTCTAGAAGATCTTCATGCACAAATAGATGAATCATTGGCGATAAACTCCATTGAATCTTCTTTTTCGTATGAGTTATATACTGATTTAATTAATGAGCAAAGATCTCTTTGGTTACGTAACGAGTATAATAAAAACCGTAGTATAGATCCTTATGTAGTACAGACATTAGCCTGTGTAACATTAGAGCCTGTTAACCCTATTGATTGCTGTATTACTGTTCCTACAGGGTGTAAAGTATTACGTACTACTAAAGCTATTCCTAATACTATTGAATTCTTTTTTACAAAGGGGATAGTATCAGTAGGTTCTCCTGATATTACTAAAGCAAGAATTTCATTAATTGATTATGCAAGAATAGCATTTATTGGACATGGGCGCACAACAGCTAAGTCTGTATATGCATTTTTATATGATGGTTACATGTATCTTATTAGTAAGAGTCCAGAATACTTAATGACTAAATACATTACTATTCGTGGTTTATTTGAGGATCCTACAAAACTTAGTGATTTTATTAACTGTGAAACACAGCAAAAATGTTGGAGTCCGTCCGATCCTTATCCAATAAATCAATGGATGTGGGCATATATTAAACCATATATTTTACAACAATTAATGCAGAAAACAGTATCTGCACTAGATAATGCTAATAATGCTAATGACGATAGAGTACAGCAAAACGTAACAAATGCATAATTTTTTAAAGCGGGGAAAAGGTAAAATACTAAGCAGTGTAAAGAAACAAGATTTCTATAAAGACTACAAAGAAAGAAGTAGTAACCCAATAGACATCAAACTGTTTAACAAATTTAATAAAGAACTATTGCAACTATATAGTACAGAAATAGTTACAACAGGATTAGAATTAAGAATTCCGTATGTAGGAAAATTAAGAGTAAGAGCAAAAGATTTACACTTTTTTCGAGCAGATGGAAAGTTAGCTAAGAGTCTAAAAGTAGATTGGCAAGCAACCTGGAGTTATTGGGAAAAACTTTACCCAGGAAAAACAAAAGATGAAATTACAGAAATAACTGGCAAAAAGTTATTATATCATGAGAACACACATAGTAACTCTGAGTTCTATGAACACTTTTGGGATAATTACAGTGCGCCATTAAAGTATAAAAGTTTTTATAATTTTAAACCGTCTAGACAATATTCGCGATTAATTGCTAAGACTGTCAAAGACCCAAACAGAAAAACATTTTATTATGGATGAGGCAATGGAATACAAAGAAAACGGTAAAGAAGTAGAATCTACTGTTAAGATTACCCGCAAACAATTTGAAGATGGTGGCTCTGAGGAGACTCGTGTAGAACAAGTTGAAGGTGGTTACATTATTACTAAAGAATGCCGTTATAAAGACGAAAAAGGAGAATGGCAGTGGAAAACAGAAAAGTCTGTAAGCACTGAAGATCCTACTCAAGAAAAAACACCAGAGGCTATTGCTAGCCGTTTAGAAGAAGCACTTAAAAACTTAATGTAATGTACTCAGGCCAACATGTTTCTTATAAAGCAATCCTTGATAAAGTTATCAGGGATTTCGGCTTTAACTACGATGTCCAAGAAGAAGAAGGAGTAGAATGGTTGGCCGAGTTTATGGCACACACTAATGTAGGTGTCACAATGGTTGAACAAATTGCTTATGTACATATATGTGATGGTAGAGGAGATCTTCCATTTGATTTATATAAAATTGGACAAGTAGCTCAAATACAAGGTATTGATAGTGTAGAAGAAGCTGAATGTGGTAAAGGTTCTATGTATCCAATGCGTTGGAAGACTGATTACTTTCATAAACGTTATCATTTAGATGATAGAGATTACACATCACAGTCTGCAGAGACTTATACTGTTGGCCAAGGATATATTTTTCCTTCTTTTGATAGCGGTTTTGTAGCAATCTCCTATAGTGCTATTCCTACTGACGATTGCGGTTATCCTACTATTCCTGCAGAACAGCAATGGTTAGAAGGTGGAGCTCACTATGTTGCGTACAAAATAGCACGCAAACTCTGGATACGCAATGAATTAGCTGCTGATAAGTTTCAAATTATTGAGCGTGATCGAGATTGGTATTTTGCACAAGCAGTTAACCATGCTAAACAATGGCAAAATGTTGACGAGGCAGAAAGTGTTAAAAATGCTACTGTACGCACTATTCCTGCTATGCAGGATCATGCTAGCTTCTTTGCTAATATGCAGCTTCCTGAGCAACGTAAGTTCCGTCCTAAAGCTGGTTCGGCTCTTATTTCTACAATTCATACACTAAGCGAAAACGCACAAGGTCCTAACCCAGCTATCTAATCATGAAGCAACACGCAAATAGTTACCAAGGGATGAATAAAGATACGGCCTACGATAGTATAGCGCCGACTTTTTATATAGATGCATTAAATGTTCGAATTACTACAACTCAAGGAGAATCATTAGGAGGATTTACTAATATTAAAGGCAATGAATATGCTTTTAGTTTGCCTTTAGACAGTGATCCTCCAGGAACATGGACAGCAACTAATCCAGTAATTATTGGTTATGCTACAATTCGTACTAGAATTATATTATTTGTTGCAGATGATTCTGGTACTAAAGGTTGGATTTATGATGTACAATATAACCCTGCTGATAGTACTATTACTTCAGGTCCTACATTATTGTATTACAGTGCAAATCTTAATTTTAAAAAAGAATGGCCAATTGAAGCATTAGGTCGTTATGAGTCTGAGAATATTCAAAGAATCTATTGGACAGACTATAATAATTTTTTTAGATCCGTAAATACTAAAGATGTTAATCTTGCTACAACTCCAGTAGGATTAATAGATATTTTTCCTGATGTAATATTTACACAACCTTTAATTACAGGTATAACTAGCGGTGGAGGATTAATTGGTGGCACTTATCAAATTAGCTACAAGCTTATTACTTCTGACGGAAAAGAAACTTTAGTAGCCCCCCCAAGTAATATAGTACACATTGTATCTGATGCAGAGAGTGGTAATTCTTATACGTACAATGGAGATCCAACACCTATTAATACAGGTAAAGCTATTACTATTGAAATAGATACTACAAACTATCAAGATTTTTATAAAATAGAATTTTTAGCTATTTACAAATCTTCTGTAACTGCTGCGCCAGTAGTAACAAGTATAGAGCAAGTTACTCTTGATGGTGCAAATACAATCTCTATTATTTATACAGGAACAGAAAGCTCTTCTTATGATGTAGAACTATTTGATTTTATTACTAAAAACTATCAGTTTAAAACGCCTAAAACTATTACTCAAAAAGATGGGTCTCTAGTCATTGCTAATATTAAAGAATCTTTAGTAAGTATTCAAGATTTATTAGCACCAGGTGAAACATTTGATGCAAAAACAAGACGATATAAATATAACGGTGGTAGTCCAATACCTCCTTATACACCAGGTACTGCAACTAACGATTTATTAAATGCTTTTAATGTAGACTATAACTCTGATGCACACTGGAATAATACTTGGCATACAAACAGTCAATATAGATATAAGTCTGACGGACTTCGTTTAGGAGGACAAGGTCCAAACATTTCTTATACTTTTCACTTAGAACAATATACTATAGATTCTACTCCTATGAGTGGTTTTGGATTACCAGGTGTAACTCAAGTACCTAGTACTCCAGATTCTCCAGCACATAATCTAAATGATGGATATGGAGATTACGCTAATACTACTTTTCCTAACTATGCATCGCCCTTTATTTCAGGATTACTGCGTGGTTATAAACGTGGAGAAACTTATAGATTTGGAATAGTATTTTATACTAAAAAAGGAGAAGCTAGTTTTGTTGAATATATTGGAGATATCAAATTTCCTGATATTTCTGAAAGAGATAGTGTTACTAATAACTCAGGCACTACTCACTGGCCATTAAGTATTCCTGGAACAGGTGATACAACTTACGGTTATGCTATGGGTATTAAATTTACTCTTGATTTTTCTACTTGTCCTAGTTTACTTAACGAAGTAGAAAGCTATCAAATAGTAAGACTTAAAAGAGATATAGCAGATACTAGACGAGTGTCTCAAGGGATTCTTAAAAACTTTTATTATAATCCAGTAATATCACCACCATCAGGATCAGATTTTGATTTACAAGTAGATGGAAACGGTAATGTGTTACACTTATATCCTTTTTATCCAGAAGGTTCTGGACCTTATACTATTTACGATAATGGATCTTTTGCTGTATTTGGTGACACTAGTTATGTACCACAATTTGCAGATTTTGAAAGATTAGGAAATTATGTAAACTTTTATTCCCCCGATGTCTCTTTTAACAGTAGTAACATATCTAGTATTACTAATATAGGAAGTAACCCATGTTTACTTGTTACAGGAGCTTTAGGAACATTTGTTTCATATACAGATTCAGAAGATTACAGTGCAATAGGACTTTCAGATAATTGTATAGACACAAGAAAGCAATTTAGAAAAGTATTTCCTGTAAACTTTAATTCTGTACAAAATATTAGAAAGTGGCAAATTAACCAACTATTCCGCATGGAAGACACTAGTGATTATACACAAAAAGTAACGCCTTTATTTGGTAGCTATTATATGCGTAATTATTGGTGTATGGATGACTATGAAGACACAGCAGATCCACAAGTAAATCCTAATAGGCCACAGCAAGGAATTAATAACACTCGACCTGAGTTTTATAAATCAGGTTCTAGTATAGCAGGAAAAATAGGCAGGATTACAGTAGACTTTTTTACTGGTAATCCTGTACCTACTCCACCATCTGTAGATTACTTTGCAGCACCATCTTTTATCAAGCCGTTAAATTCTTCTACATATGCTCCATTAACAGATTATGAAAATTATTATCCTATCATAGATACTTTATTGCCAAAGCTTGAAGTATATGGAGGTTATACATTAAATAGTTTAGAGTCTAATAAATTTATTCCTGCATCTCCATTAATTGATGTAGCAAATACTTCTCCTGTAGTTTTTGGAGGAGATACATTTATTAATATGGCAGTTATTTCTACAGGATTAATAGAGTTTAATAAAGATTTTTATGCTGCTAATGATTTGTACCGTAAGAACAAAGCACAGACTCAAGCATTTCCTATAGAGTCTACTATTAATATAGACTTAGATTACGGCGCCAATATTCGTACTAATGTTAAATATGAATTTGATACAGAACGCAGCGTAATTCTTAGACAAGAAACTAATAATGCAGAAGCAGCTTATGCTAAAGTATTAGACATGTATCAATACAATTTTGTTTACTCTGCAGAAAAAGATGATGTTGGATTTTTTATAAAACCACAAAATTTAATCTATAGTGGTGCTAATGATATTAGGGCGTATTTGTCTAATGTAAAAATTAATGAAGAAGTTATCGACTCTTGGACAAAGTTTGGAGCTAATAACTTTTATGATATTGATGATTATGGTCCTATCAATAAAATATTAAACTGGAAGGATTTAGTATTTTTTATTCAAGATAAAGGAATAGGTACTTATACAATTAATCGTGCTGCTGTAACTACTACAGCAGATGGAGTACCAACACAACTTGGTACAGGATTAGGATTTGGTAAACATATTTATCATTCTAAAGTACATGGGTGTATTCATCAATGGGCAGTTGATGCTACAGAAATGGGTATTTACTTTTTTGATGCTTTTCATAGAAAAATATTTACATTACAATCACCTGGAGAAGGTAGTCCATTAAGTCTTCCTATTTCTGAAGTAAAAGGAATGCACAGTTGGTTACAAAATTTACCTGCTGGAGTATTCTTACGTAAAGAAAATAATGGAGACAATCCTATTAAAGGATACGGAGTACATATCACAAAAGATGTAATTAATGATGAAGTATTATTTACTTTTTTAAGTAAAAACTTTATTAAAAGTCTTTTGCGTAATACTTCTTATGCAATGGAAGACATTATATTATATAATGAGGTTTACTACTATGTAGTTAATGAGTTTACAACAGGTAATGATACAGGAACAAACGTTAACTTACTTTATGCAAATAGTATAGAAGCTACGGAAAATCAAGTATTTAATTCTAACACACTTGTGTATGACGAATTAGCACAACAGTTTTCTTCAAGATATACTACTACTCCACCGATTTGGATTAATAACGGTAACATTTTAATGAGTCCTGATCCACTTGCTAATAAAAAAGTATTCACAAGTAATAAAGGATCTTGGGGTGTATTCTATAATCGTTTAGCTTCTACAGAATTAACGTTAGTTATTAATCCTGATGCTGATGTAAATAAAGTTTTAAGAACTTTAGAATTTAATTCTATAGTTAGAGACAACAATAAGATTATAGATCGTACACAAACATTAACAGGTTTTAGAGTTTATAACCAATATCAAGATACAGATATAGTACCATTTAGTCCTGAAAGATTTAAACGCAAGTTTGATAAATGGCGCTTAAAAATTCCTAGAGATCAAAACAGTAATGTTCGACAAGGACGTCTACGCAGTACTTATTTTATTGTAACTTTATATTTTGATAATTCTTATGATAAAGAACTTATCATGAATAAATTAGTGTCGTACTTTGATTATCAAATTTTCTAATGAAAAAAACTCCTAAAATATTGCCTACGTACTACAAATCACCAGGTACGCCAATCTTTAGGGACACTACTGCTTTACCATTTGCATTAGGTGGGCCAATAGAAGATGAGCCAGGTACGCCTCCATCATGGAATCGACCGCAACTTTCTGAAGAAAGAATTGCAGCATTAAAAGCTCTTCACGGTGATAGTATTTTTGCTTCAGCTAATCCAAATGATTTATTGTTTTATGATTTAAACAAAGAAGCAATAGATAATGCTACGGACTTTTCAGCGTTTTTAGATCCGAGTGCTTCTGTAAGTAAAAGCTTTAAAGAAGCTCCTACTACAAAAGATATTAAAATAAGACTGGGAAAAGGATGGGCTCTTGATACTAAAACGGGAGCATATTTTAAAGTACCAGAAGAATTATATAAAGAGATTGTAACTCCAAAAGAAGAACCAATGGAGACAATCAAAACATTAGACCCAGCGTTAATTGATAGAAAACCTTTAGGTTCTTTAGTAGTACCAGAGTTTCCAGCATTTCCTACTTATCAGATGCCTGGGTACATGAAATCTTACAACTTTCCAACAGTAGGTAGGTATACTCCGCTAGCTGCTAAAGCAGTGCAAAAGGCTACAGGGTACGATAGAAACTTTATGGAAGGTTACTACGATGAAGAAGGTAATTTTATTCCTGGAGAATTGCAAAATGCACAAGAGCAAAATAGAGCCCCGCAGTTTGTCGGCGCTAGCTCTTTTAAAGATATGTTAGCTCAGCGAGAATATCTTAAAACGTTACAACAAACTAGAGGATACGGACAAGGAGGTACTATACATTTTGAACCTAGTGAATATGGTTCTGATGCTAGAGAACATTATGCTGACGGAGGACCTATCTACACATACTCTAAACGTCCAGGTTCTTATTACCAAAAAACTGAAGACGGATGGTTAATTAATAACTCATCAACAGGCGGCAAATATGTGCCTATTAATGATCCAACAGGAGAACGTGCTGCACTATTAAATAAATATGCTAAACCTCAACCAGGTATTAATAAGATTTACGCAGATCCCCTATCAAGAAATTCTGAAACTACTCAAGCAGTAACTGCTAAAGTAACGCCACAAACTAAAGAACAGTGGCAGACTTACACAGCAGTACAGCAAGGTAATCAACAACGTCGTTCTGATATAGCAAAAGCATTAGAACTTCAAGGCATGACGCCTAAACAAGCAGCGGATACTGTAGCTTCTTACGGAAGTGATT